GGTGCAGTAGTAGAATTATCTTCACAAATAGGTACAGGTCAAGGTCACTATATTAGAGACGCAAGCTCAACAGTTCAGTTAATTGCTCCAGGTAATACTATATCTTTTCTAGGTACAAGTAATCAGATAAATGCTACAGTTTCAAGTCCTGATACAGTAACACTTGCCTTTCCAACTAACGTAACAGTGACTAATTTGACAGTTAGTGGTACTTTAAACGGACAGAGTATAACCTTTCCAAGTTCAGCAGGAGAAATAATAACTACAGGTTCTATAGACAAAGTTACTAACAACATGATGGCCATTAGTTCTATAGGTGAAGAACAAATGCGTGATGATTCTATTAGTTCAACTGAAATGAAAACACTATCTACATTGTTAATTAAAAATAGTTCAGGTAGTACTTTAAAAACATTGCACGGCGCCGGCGTTTAAAACTAGTCACTTAACGGTGATATAAATAAGATTATGAATATATTATTAACAGGCAGTGAAGGATTTATAGGTAAACACCTTCATAAACATCTAGAAAAAAACAATCACAAAGTAATCCCAATAGACAAACTAACAGGTAACGATTTATTAAATTGTGATCTTAAATATGATGTAGATTTAGTCATACACTTGGCTGGTCTATCAGGTGTTAGAGATAGTTTAGATAGACCTACAGAATACTGGAAAGAAAATGTAATTGCAGGTCAGAGACTATTTGAATATTTTCCAGACACAAGAATACTATATGCAAGTTCATCAACAGCAATAGAACCTTGGCGTAATCCTTATGCCATGAGTAAACTGTCTTTAGAACAATTAGCACCTAAAAACAGTGTCGGTATGAGATTTACAACTGTATACGGACCAGGCGCTAGAGAACATATGTTGATACCAAGAATTTTAAGAAATGACGTACCATTTATTCATACCAATCATACAAGAGACTTTATTCATGTAAATGATATATTAAGTGCGATTGATACATTAATAAAAAGTGATTATCAAGGTGTAACTGATGTTGGTAGAGGAGAGTCTTACAATCTATTAGACTTGATAGCAACATTTAAAATTGATTGTGAAAGAGCTATAGGTGGTGAGTTTGAAAGATTAGATAACAAAGCAGATAACACAATATTAACCAAACTAAATTGGTCAACTACAATTGACCTATACGATTATATAAAGGATAGAAAAAATGTTCAATGAAGAATTATTAAAAAACCATCTAGTTTCAGCACACTTTACTAACAATGAAAGAACATGGATTGAAGTATTAACAAATGAAACAGCAGACAGTTTAACACCTTTTCATATTGAGTATGATGAAAAACATCATCTATTTCAGTTGTTAAGTAAGTTCGTAACCATAGACGAATTGCATGAAAATACATATAATAGAAATGAAACAGCAAGAAAAGATTTTGAAAAAGCAAGTTTAGAAATTGCAAGTGAAGCAGGTCTTATACAAACAGACGAAACATCACCAACTAGAGTACTTGACTACATCTTTAACAAAAAAGAAAGTGAAGATGAAATGTTTGCTTTGAAGATTGCTTTATTTGAAATTGATGAGATTAAAGATTCTAAAGATGTCAAAGCTAAGAAAGCAATGAGAAAGAGTAAGACTAAACTTGAACTGTTGAAATCGGCGATTGATCTTTATAGTGCGGAATTATAAAATCTGACCACCAACCATTCCAACCTGGTTCTAAAAGATGGTTCATTTGACCTAGAGTACATATACTAAATTCTTTTGGTGGCACTTCATACATATAGTTTTTAATAGAAGGACAAACTTTATCATAGTTCTTGTAATCTATTTCTCTATAGTAAAATTCATCACTACCTTTATTGTACTTTTCAAGATACATTTTTTCATTTGATTTAAATTTATCCCATATGTGAGAAACATCTCCTGTCCATGAAACGATAGTTGAGTTAAGTGGTGTATGAGCTTCTTCTCTCCACCATAGGTCATTTAATAAAGTAAAATCTTTTCTGAATAAATCTGGTAACTCTTTCCATATAATAACATCTAAATCAAAGAATAGATTTTCTCCGTCTCTAAATTTATCATACATTTGAAACTTGTTATACCAATTACCATAAATATCATTTTCAATAACTTCAAAACTATCATAAGATATTCCAGAGTGGAAATCTATCATATATTTTAAGTTGTCAACATGCCATTGAGTAAACTTATTACCAAATCTACAAGCTATTATTCTTCTCATTATTAACTCCTAGGAGGCGTTCTATTAGAAACAACATAGGGTATTCCATCATTGTAATACCTTACATCGTCAATGTCACATATTAAATCAAGATTAGCCCATTGTCCTGATTTTTTAATTTTTTGATATAAATTTGCAAAAGATTTCATATATTTTTCAGGTCTTAAACCAGATACTTCATAGTCTCCACACATAGACAATATTATTTGTGTATAGTGACCTTGTTCAGCCCAACGTAAAGCAGAGTAATCTAATGTTTTAAAAACACAACCTGCTAGGTTTTGACCTGCTACAAGTACGTTTTGAATTTCTTTACCTTCTAATTTGAATTTATTTTTTATACTCACAATGGAGTTAAGGTTTCCATTTTTATATTTGCTATCCCAATCTAACCACTTCCAATCATATCTTCCTTTAACTTCTTCGTATATGACATTTAGATTGTATGCATTAGGAACTTTTTCATCTAAATTTTCAGATATTATACAAAGGTCTTCACAAGGGTGTTCAAACAGTAATCTTTTTAAAGTACTGAAACGAAGATCCTCTAACTCTTTGTCACGGTTAAGAAACGAATTACCTTCAAAGTCAATTAAGTTTAGAAGTGTGACTTTTTTAAGTTTTTCTGGGTGATACATTATTAATCTTCAAATGCCCATGTCTTCTCGTTACACCAGAAACATTTATTACAATTTTCAAGAGTTTGCGACCAAGCACATGATTTAGTTAAAGGATATAAACTATCCATTAGATTGTGTTCTTTAAAAACACCTGCTACGAATTTCTTATCGTTTCTTAAATAAGGTTGATATGTAAGACCACCTTTATCTATTGTGTCCATAACTTTCAGTTTACTTTCACCAGGATCTCTTTTTCTTTCTGCTACTTCATAAAATCCTCTTTCTTTCTGTACATCTACAGGAGGATTAGAAGTCATAGCCATAACAACAGGTGCGTCATACTGTAAAGACATTTTTGATCTCTTATCTCTATTTTGTAAAGCCTTTGAACAACCATTTAATGTTCCCCACATAGAAACTTTTTTACCATTTACTATAAGACTACCTTTTGGTGAGGCCATTGCTTCTTTTGCTTTTGCTTGCCAAACTGGATCAGACGTAGATACTGTAAATATCCGTAGATCATGTAGTTTAGGAAATTTGTTTTGTAACCATTGATGTACTTCTATAGCACGTTCAGTGTCTATAGGACAGTCTTCATCTTTGGTATGAAAAGGGTACATATCTATATTAGGAAAGTTTGTTCCTATTAAGTATGTAAGTGATGATGAATCACAGCCACCTGATAATGATACTACTACTTTTTCTGGTGGTCCGTTTGGAAAGTGTTCTTTTCCAAATAGGTCTATTGTTTGATTGCCGTATGTTAGTTCCATAATAACTCCTTAATAATTAGTCTCTCTTTTTGCTTTTAAATAGTATTCCTCTAGTTCGGGGTGTGTTGTAAATAAATCATGTCCTTCTTTTTTACTAAAACCATTTTGATCTAAATCGTGACAGTAATCAATTGTCTTAATAAATTCTTCAACATCTTGTTCTTTGTCTAATGCTTTTATAATATTAGGATAGTCTTTATAAAATGGTTTTAACTTCTCTTTAATTTCTTTAGGTAAATTCTTTACTTGTAATATTCTTGGGTGTTCAATGATATAAAACGTGTGTTGTATACCCATATCTTTTAATAATGCAATTAGTTTATAATTTTCTAGTACACTTAAAAAAGATATTACAGAGTGAACATTAACTCTTGCGTTTCTTCTAGCTCTCATTGTTTTCATATTATCCAAAAGTGAAGGCCAATCTGATTTCTTTCTTAAATAGTCATTATATTTACCATAACTATCTATTGATACTTTCATAACAAACTCTTTGAAGTGAGGAAAGTAATCTCTAAAGTTGTAACCGTCCATATCAAATACTGATAAGTTTGTTTTATAGATTAAGTCTATACCTTTTGAATGACCTGTTGCTACTAATTTGTCTAATAGTTTGTAGTGATTTTTCATAACTAAAGGTTCGCCACCAATTAGTTTGATTGATCTAGTATACTTTGCTACGGAGGCAACATCGTCTGTATATTCATCGTCATCATGTTTCATTGTATTCATTCTTTCACCGTCTTTAGGGTCTAGATCAGGATCATATACTTTTTTTAATTGTTTTAGTGAGAGAGTTCTAGTGTTAGCACTTCTTGGTGTACACATATAACAATCTAGATTACAAGCATTACCAAACATCTTCATTTTAATATCTAATATTCTTTCATCAAATTCCGTAATTGCTCCTTCTTCTACAAACTTTTGAACGGCTCTTAATAATTCTGGTACTTTACTGTCAAATGTTCCTGCTAGTATTTGTTCAGTATATTTTTGTCTGTCTGAACGACCATATTTTTGTTCTTGTTTCCAACAACCTGTACAATGGTGTCTAAAATATTTAGGGTCATAATCTTCTTTTAGCATTTCTGCTCTTAATTTATTTTGATACTCGGAAGTATACCATTCTTTTATTTTAGTATCTTCCATGTTATGGCCGGTTCTTGCTAGTGCGTCATAACAAGGTGCATATCTACCACTTAAACTAGAAAATACGTGTGTAAAAGGAAGTGGACAAAACCATAGTTTTTTATCTTTTAGTTTTTGTTCAAACTCTTTTTTCTGTTGTTCGTTCATACTAGTTATTTATCCATGTATTATACAAAGGACTTTGAGTTAGAGTGTGTATGGCACGACTCGGACCTGTGTAGTGAACAATCTTTATTCTTTCGTCTGGTTCATCTAGTAACATATAATCAGTATTAAATGTTTTTGCATATAGTTTATTTAAACCTATCATTTCTTTATTATCTTCGGTATATTTACCTAACCATTCTGGTGGTGTTAAAGTGAGTTTACTTTTCTTTTCAAATATTTTCCAATTAACATAGTTTTGTTCGCCATAATATTTAAAGTGTACCTTACCTGTATTGTAATAGTGCAATTGCCAGTATTCAGGATTAAGTGCAAAGTCGTCCCATATACTTTTTAAACTACCTGATTTAAACTTGTAGAAACCACCATTAATCTTTAGTTTACTATCCCACCATTGACCATAAGTTACCAATTCATTGTCTGATACAGTATGACCTATTAGTTCATCTACATTGCCTACGACAACTTGATCTATATCCATTATTATTATATCATCACCTGGTTGTTGACCACCAAATAAAGGACTAAAAAATTTTAATTTATGCCAGTGTTTTTTAACATCACTATAATGATTATAAGGTAGTACAACGTCTGCCTCAACATTAGGATCGTCACTTATACATACTGATCTAAAAGGTATACTACTATTCTTTCTTAAAGCTCTATAAAAGTTACCAACATAATCTGGTGTGTAAGTACCTTTATAATATACAGTGCATATTCTAAGCATCCAGTTTTCTCCATATCAAATCAAATTTTTTATTAATGGCATGTATAAGTTTGGCTGTCACAGGAATAAACATTTGACTATCAAAAAAATAATGCCAATCTTGATCTAACCATTGTACTGGTACTTTCTTTTCTTTTAACTTAACAGCAAATAGTGTCTCGTTATCATAACCAAAGAAATCGGCAATCTTTTTAGGAAATAAATCGTATACTCCTATAAGACTTGTCATTAATTTGAGGTCATCTTTAAAATCAGTAAAGTATTCTAATTGATCTAAATGCTTTTTACTAATACCTACTATACCTGTATTAATAACATCATTGGTTGGACTTAAACCTTTCTCTATTAACATAGCCTGAGCATTATAGTATTTGGCGTTTGGACTTCTTATTGTTTGTGTTCTTTCAGTTATTTTTTGAATAGGAGATACTCTTTCATTGTTATTTAAAACACATATACCTTTTGATAAGTCCCATACTTCAAAAAAGTTTTCATTTGTATTAGGAACAACATCAAAGTCTAGGTACAATACTTCATCGTATTTCTTACCAAACTCATATAGTAGATGTATCTTAAAGAAATTAACTATGTTATAACTTGTAATTTCTGGATAGTTTTTTCTAAAGAATTTATAGTACTCTGTATAGTCTTCAACCATTTTAAAGTCTACACCAATACTCTTAGCATATTCAACTTTACAATCTACCAATCTTTGATAGTTTATTTGAAATTCATTTTTAGTATTATAGTTTGTATGTACGGCGTCTGGTTTCTTTATATGATCGTCAAATAAATCTAACTCTGCCTTAGGTATATCTATGAATAAACTGAATATTATTCTTTTCATACTACTCCTTGTAGTGTGCTGGTGTATCTGTTTCCAGTTTACCAATTAATAAAAATCTTGTTCCTCTATAGTCTGTTACCTTTTCTTCAGCAAGAACTGTTGCTGTATCTGGTAACTGTTTTTTAAAATCTTCTATTGTATCTACACAGTTTATATGTCCTTCAATATCATACATGTCGTTAGATGTAAAAGCAAAGTAAGAATTTATGTTACTTAAAATCTTTAAGTCTCTCATAGGTTTCATATGTTCACAAGAGGTGTTAATAATAAGTTTTGTTCTTTTAATTCTGTTAGAATCTTCAGCCCATTCAAAACAATCTTTATTAACAAAGTCTATTTGTTTATATCCTGGATATATTCTATATTTGTTTCTACTAATAACTTGTGGATCTAAATCTATAGCAGTAATTCTTTTAACTTCATGGTAAAAGGCAGGTATTAATATACTACCATACCAACAACCAAAAATAGCTATATCATCTTCTTTTTCTAATGGTACTAATTTCTTAATATGATCTATAAGTTTTATTTTAGTATTGAATTGGTTAGGACTTAATGAATCTAATAGATCACTATTCTCTCTAATTTCTTCCATTATATTTTTAAATAAATTTAAATCAATCATTTTCTTATTATATAATCATTAATAACTAATATATCTATAGCAGTTTTCTTAAATGTTCTTAATGCATGTTCAGGAGTTTCTACAATAGGTTCTTGACAGTTAAAACTTGTATTAACTAACATAGGAACACCAGTGATCTCTCCGAACTCTCTTATAAGTTCATAGAATTTATTATTATCTTTTTTATTTACTGTTTGTATTCTAGCCGTACCATCAACGTGAGTAACACCAGGTATTACATTTTTCATTTCTGGTTTAACTTTACATATTCTTGACATGTAAGGACTAGGTGAGTTAGTATCAAAGTATTGTTTATAGTGTTCTTCTAATACGGCTGGTGCAAATGGTCTAAAGTCTTCTCTCATTTTAACAGTACTATTAATAATATCTTTTATATCAGGATTTCTAGGATCAGCTAATATACTTCTATTACCTAATGCTCTGTTACCACTTTCTGATTTACCTTGAAACCAACCTACTATCTTACCATCAGCAAGTGCTTGAGCAATTTCTTTATATGAAGTTAACTTTTCTTCGCCTTTGTAATAGTCATATGATTTGCCAGCATAAACGTTAGAAATATGTACATTATTATTTATTGTATAGTCGGCATGTTGATAAGCACCAATAGCTTGGCCTTCATCACCAATTGCAGGTGGTACATGAACGTTTTCATAGTGTTCAGTAAACATTTCATTTACATAACCGTTGTAAGCAACTCCACCAGCAAGACAAAGATTATCACAAGTTTTTAATGGATAAACATATTCTTTAATTTTTTCCATTGTAATATATTGTAGTGTATATGCTAAATCATTTATACCGTGTTTGTCAATCTCTATAGATTTCCATTCTGGATATTTTTTTTCTAATATAGGTCCTTCTAATATAGTAATTAACACATTATAATAGTAGTCACTAAATTTACCATATCCAACTTTACCCATAAGTTTACTTGCACCTAATGTTCCGAAACCTGTAAGATTAGACATATGATTCCATAACCACCCGATAGGTAACTTATCTGACAAGTCATTTAACTTTCCGTCTTTATCAAAGAATACACATCTAAATTTTGAACCAATACCATCTATCGCAAGTATATCACTTTGTTTATAACCCGAATTTGTAAATGCATACATGGCGTGTGATTGATGATGATCAATATAGTAAATACCATCTTTGTAATAATGTTCTAACAATGTTTTAGGATCGTAATTTAATATTTCATCATGTCCTTTAAATATAGTTTTAAATAATTCTTCTTTTGATTTTCTTATACCACCAAAAGTGTATGTAAATGCTAAAACACCGTCCTCTGGTTTTTTAAGATGTTCTTTTATAAACTGATCATTTAAAGTATAGTCACCAGGATTTAATATATCTGATTGATGGTTATATGCTTCTGCTCTGTATGGTAAGTTATGTTTAAATCTGGTATGTCTTTCTATCTGATTGTGAAAGATACCATCGTAGGTATTGTGATCGTGTAAGTTAATTGCGACTGCATTTATTTTCATTTTCTTTTCCATTGTTATATTCGTTATATTTATAGTCCCATTAAATCTCTTATTTCAGGATCAATCATATCTCTAGACCACATAGGTGTCATTGTAATTCTGACTTTACATTTTAATCCTGGAATACTTTCAACAGCTTGTCTAACTCCATTAACTATTTCATCTACTGCTGGACAAAAAGCAGACGTTAAACTCATTAATACAAATACATATCTTTCAGAGGTAACCTTAACATCATATATAAGTCCTAGTGTATATATGTCTGTATCAATTTCAGGATCATAACAAGTTTTAAGTTTCTCTGTAATTTTATTAATAAACTCTAGCCGCATTTCTTGGTCGTCTTTAATATCTGATAAAGTAGCGTTAACTTGTGGGTCAACCGATGGTGTAGGTTGTCTTAAATCTGGATCATCTGTTTCATTCATAATTTACTCCTATACGTTCAATATGTTAGCGTACTTCTCAATAGGGAAGTGTCCCTTTGGTTGTACATACTCCTTACATGTTACACAATACTTTTCATACTTAAATAGTTGAAAGTTCATCATCTTGTCTATGTTTTCTTTTGTCATAGGAAACGATCTAGATAGTTCAAGATTGTTAGCAAACTTTTTACTACAGTGTACTATGGTTTTTGTTTCAAAGTTTATTACTGGTACCATTGGAAAAGCGGCACACATTTTACGATCTATTTCAGCTGCTTGTTTATGTACTTCTTCTACATCACCTTTAGTTGGTGTTCTACCATTAAATGCTTTGAACATAGTATTTTTATGTTCTAGTTTCTTTTTAAATTCTGGATAGTTTGCTATGTATTTAAAGTAATTAGGTGTTTTAAGTACTACGTTATAGTTATTCATATCATTTGGTTCTAGATAGTCATAGTTACCTAATTTCTTTATCTCATCTGGATAAAAATCTAACGTTAAATGTTCTACATATAAAACATCTGGGTCTTTTAGTATCTCTGGGTATCTTTTTCTTATAAAAGAGTTAGATAAAACTTGGCAAATAAAATTAGGGTATTCTTTTACCATTGCAATCACTTCACGCAAGTTCTTAATTAGACCTGGCTCACCACCAAGTAAGCATATTCTTGTCTTATAATTCTTTAAACTTTCTAACGTTTCTCTTAAAAAATCTAAATCTACTGTTAAGTTTCTCATTTCTAGAGTATAACTTGTACAGTAGTGACAATCTTTATTACAAGACATTGATAGAAAGAAATCTACAGCTAAGTAGTTCTTTTGTGCGTATTCTAGATCAAATTTCATTTAGTTTTTTCTTCTTCTAACTGCTTATTTATCTCTAGTTCACCACCAAAAGATTTTTCTATTACCATTTCTGTAAACTTTTTATCATCATAATGCCACATATCCTTTGCATTTTTAAATGTCTTGCTGTCTGCTGGCTGTTTTGTCACATCAACCCAATTTATCATATCTTCATATGGTGGTTTATGATCATCTTGTACTTGATTAGTTCTTTTCATAAAATCCATTCTGTAATAGGAACCATAACCTAGTGTAACTATCATTTGTGGTGTTCTATTAACATAAGTAGTATCTTGCCACCTAGATGGATTTTTAGGAAAACAAGAAGTAAATGAAACGTCTATACCTTTTTCTAATGCCAGGCCAACTAATGATTGAGAAAATAACCCACATTCAAAAGAAATTAAACTGTCTATTTGGCTTAATTCACTTTCAATAGTTTGTTCCGTAAAGTGACTATCATTATCTACACCCCATTGATTAAATTTATTGTTCTCACAAAGTCTTGATTCAAATACCAAAACATATGGAGCGCTTATTATATGTTGATAGTTTCTATTTACTAGATGTATTGAATCTTTTATCTTACCCTCTCTCATGGCCCTATCTTCTATTGCATGGTGATTAAATACTGCTTTATTCCATATCTTAATTTTTTCTGATTGATTTTCATCTCCTGGACCTATAATGTTTATCTTATAAGGCATAAACTGTTGTTTAGAAGGAGTTACTTCATAAGCTTCTTTAATAATAGAGTTTACTTCTTCTTTAGTTGGCCATTTTTCTCTATCGTACAACCAAACTTGTTGTCTCTTATTAAGTGCTTTGTATACTGGAGATTTAGTCATTTATTCCTATATTTAAATCTTGTTTACTAATGTTTAATCTTCTTTTCATTTCAGTTTTATTTTCGTCTGTAGTTCCAGATGTATCTTCAACCCAATTTATTACATCTTTAAAGTCTGCTTTTCTGTCCATATCCCAATTACTTTTACCGTTTTCAGTATCAGGACCATTTTCTTCCATCCACTGTTTCTTATAATATTTTCCATGTCCCATAGAACAAGTTAGAAGTGGTAAAGTCGTAACAAAATCTAGATCATGCCATTTTTCTACATCTTTAGGAAAACATTGTGTATATGTAATATCAATACCTTTCTCTACTAGTAATCCTGTAAGAGAAGCTACAAACAATCCTACTTCAACACTTGTTGCTTGTGCTAGGTTGTTTATTTGATCTTCAAATTCTGGTTCACTAAAGTGACCATCTTCAGCAATACATTTTTGATTCCATGCATTTGTTTTTCCTGGTTCAACAACTCTAGACGTAATAACTATTACATAAGGAGCGTCTGATAAATGTTGATATGTTTTATTTACTTTTTTAGGTGATTGATTTATCTGACCTTTTGATAATGCTCTTTCTTCCACATTATGGTGGTTATGCATTGCCTTATCCCATACTTTAAGTTTTTCATCATCAAACTTTGATTCTGGACCTAATATATTTACTTTGTAGGGATAGTAATTTTGTTTTGAGGGTGTCATATGCCAGGCTTTCCAGAGACAATCTTCTATAACTTTTTTATCTGGTATATTATCCTTATCGTATTCTATTACGTGTTTACGTTTTAAAAACGTTTCATATATTTTTGACATTTATTTCTCCTATTAAGAGGTTGGTTATTGCTTGATGTCCTTTTTCGTTAGGGTGGTCATCTTGGTCAGATACTATAAGGCCTTTTTCTTTCATTTGTATTTTGTCTCTACCTAAAACATGACTGATCATGTTAAAACCACCTAGTCTATAATATTTTTCTTGTAAACCAGGCCAACCTATAAAGTTATTTATATGTTTATTATACTTGCCTATTATTTCTAATAATTTTTCCTTATCTTTAAGTTTATCACCTGGATATTTCATTCTATCCTCGTTTGTCATATTATGAAGTAATCTATCTGATTCTGTAGGTTTTAATCCTTCTAAATATGATTCAAATAGATCACCCATTTGAAAATGATAATATGGCAGGTTGTAGTTTTCACACATCATCTGAAAACTTAAATATGTTCTTAAACTTTTAGTTACCCAACCTAACAAGTCTCCATCTTGATCAGTCCTTTTAGAGTGCCAAGTGCCTAGCCAGCCTGTTTGCCAATCTTTTCTAAATGATTGTGACCAAGCAGCTATAACTAATCCTATTTCTTCTTTAGGTGTTTTTACTATCTCATCTAATATAGTATTGTGAATGTATTGATTACCTGCTCCACTTTTCGCAACGCAAACAAGTTCCATACCTAAATGTTTTGCAAGAAGTTCAGGCCATTTTGGCCATGAAAAGTCCCATGTAGGGTGACATATAGACCTAAATGCTAGGTCTGTACAACTATCTCCACTAACTATTAATTTTTTCATAAAATAATTTGTTAAATGCTATTTTAAGTTTATGTTTAGGTTCTTCTTTAAAGTTCAAAGGACCGTAATCATATTCAGGCATTAAGTAAGTCTTCTCAACAATATACTCATACACTGGTTCATGTTCTTTGTCAATTAATGTTTCGTCAAAGATGTCACTAGTACCTAATGCTCTTTTCACCATTTGACAAGTTTTAATAAGATTTTGATCAGTTATAGGAACAGGATTTTCGTTACTGTCAATATAACTAATTTGATCTAATTCTGTGTTTGCTATTATTTCAATCATAAGTTATTTAATATACCATCACAGGTATTTTTTATTTCTTCATCTGTTAACCATGGGTGTATAGGTAAAGTCAATATAGTTTTACTAACTACTTTAGTATTTTTACAGTTATCACTTCTATATTTTATATTTTCATACATGGGTCTTTCTGAAATAGGTTTTTCATAATGAACATTAGCTCCTAGTTTACCTTTTATTCTATCTCTTGCCTCGCCACCTTCAACTGGATCTCCTTCATCAAATCTTATAATGTATTTATGATATGTATGATTCATACCATTAGTTGGTTTATGTACATACACATAGCCATCTAATTGTTCATCATACTTTTTTGCTATGGCTTGTTTTGCCTCAATATACTGATCTAGTTTTTTTAATCTATAATCAATAAACTTTGCATTAAAGAATAACATTTTAGAATTATATCCTAACATTTCGTGGTTACCATGTTTTCTTAACTTGATACACATATCAGCATGATCTTTGTTATCTGTCAATACAACTCCACCACCAGCGATACCACCAATAGTTTTGTTTGCATTAAAACTTATAGTACTAAAATCTCCTTGTGTACCTGCTTTTATGCCATTAAGACTAGAACCTATGGCCTGAGCTGCGTCTTCTACAAAATATATATTTTTCTCTTTACAAAATTTTAATATCTCTGTTATATCTGACATACTACCAAACAAATGTGGATAAACAATTGCTTTTACTTTGTCTGAATACATACGTTTGATACTGTCAAGTGTTATATGATAAGTGTATGGGTCTATATCACAAAATACTGGCGTTGCACCTACCATAGATATACAAGACGCTGTTGATATCCAAGAAAAGTTGGTTGTTATTACTTCATCGCCTGGTTTTATACCTAGACATTTTAGAGAAAACATTAAGGCGTCTGTACCATTTTGACATGCTACGGCATATTTTCTACCTACTATATTTGTAACTGTTTTTTCTAGAAACTCTATGTTTTGTTCCTGATTTTCTTTCATACATTCATCAAAGAGTTTAGTATAATTCTCTTTGTCTTCAGCATATTCATATTTCCATGCGTCCATTATTTCTCCTCTACCACTTTCTTTACTCCGTTTTCATAATAAGTTTCAACCTTTATCTTATCATCTTTAGCCCTTGCTTGGCAATGGTGTAAGCAAGTTTGATTGATTTTTTCTAAATTGTCTCCTTTATCTCTAGCCTGTACTAGATCATCTTCAAAAGCTTGCCATTGTTTTGTGTCAAGTATATCATCTATACTTTTATAATCTGTAAGTTTACTAACAGAGTAAATTTCTTTAAACAGTTCACTCTTTGTAGTCTTCGGGTGATCACACCAACAACATGGTAATAAGTGACCTCTATTGTCTATTGCCAAAGGCATTGGTTCAAAGTCTTTGTTGCCTGGATCAGGTAAACATTTAGGATTTATTTTCATATACTGCGTTCTTTGATTTTAATGCTTTTGTTGGTTTAAACGGATCGTCATCTGTTAGCCATCTTGATGATTCTACAACTATAAAATTTATTCCGTTATCAGTTGCCATCTTCTTTGCTTCTTCAATATCATTTTCATTATACTTAAATCTAATACATTGCCACACAGGTGTGCTTAATAAATGTTTAGTTGCCTCTTTCATTATCTCAAACATCTTAATACCATCTTGATTCTTCCTGTATTTATGACTGTCCTTAGGAAGACCATCACAGGCGAATATCCATACTGCTTTAGGATTTGCCTGCCAAGATTTAATATACCATGACATAGGTTTAGCTGTAGCTGCATTATGAACAAACACCTCTGGTACATTTTTTAGTTGTGACATTATCTCGTTAAATTTAGGGTGATGTACTGGATCCGATAACTGTCCGCAAAAGGCAATATCTTTGAAATGTTTCGCTATCATATCTATCTCAACAGCGCTAAGGTCACGTCCATGAGGTACCAAGCCATGATTGGTAAACGATGTTTGTCTCTGGCAATTAGGACATTCAAGAGGACACCTGTGTGTCACGTCTAGATTTAATCTAACTCTTTTTTTAAAATGTCTTTCCATTATTTTGTATCCTTCTTTAATTCTTTTCCGTCTCTATATGTTGTTTCTACCTTTATCTTATCTTCTTTTTCTCTTACCTTACAGTGGTGAATACATACGCCATTGATCTTATTAAGATTATCTCCTACGTCTCTAGCTCTAACTAAATCATTTTCAAATTCTTTCCATTCCGGTTGATCCATTAATTGTTCAACTGTATCAAAATTTTCAAGTTTACTTACGTTATATATCTTTTTAAATCTTTCACTGTTAGTAACTGCCCTTTCGTCACACCAACAACAAGGTAATATATAACCTCTATTGTTTATTGCAACTGGCATAGATATATAGTTAGGATCGTCTGGATTAGGAAGACAACGAGGTCTTAATTTAATATTCTTCATACTGTCTTCTACCTTCTAATTTATCTTTTAATGTTTGTTTATATTTACCTGTCGGTCTAAATGGATCAGGTTTTCCGTCTCTATCTTTCCATCTGGAAGATTGTGTTAGTAGAAAATCTATTCCATTACTATTGGCCATGTTCTTAGCTTCTTCTATATCATTTTCGTTATAGTTAAATATTATGTATTGCCATATTGGTATTACTTTTAAATGTTTAACAGACTCTTTCATTATCTCAAACATTTTTTCTCCATCTTGGTTTTTTCTATACTTGTGGCTATCTTTTGGTAAACCGTCACACGCAAAAGTCCATAGAGCATTTGGATTTGCTTTCCAAGATTTAATATACCATGCCATAGGTTTTGCTGTAGAGGCATTGTGTACTAAAACTTCAGGTATTTCAAGATCATATAGTCTTTGTAGTATTTGAGGAAATTTAGGGTGGTGTATAGGGTCAGATAACTGGCCACAGAAAGTAAAAGACTTAAAGTGTATTGCTAGTTTTTCTATTTCTATCATTGTCAAGTCACGGCCATGAGGTACTTTACCTTTAAATGTAAAAGCAGTTTGTCTTTGACAATTAGGACATTCAAGAGGACATCTATGGGAAGAGTCTACGTTTATTGTTGTTCTAGTTTTAAAGTATGTCATTCATTGCCTTTATAATTACTTCTATGTTTGGTCTATTAACTGGATCAGTAAGACAGTTGGCAGGTCTTTTGTAGTAAACAGGTCCTGCGTCTTTAATATTTTTATCTCTTACATATACAAAGTTCATTCCGAAGAAACGACACTCTTGCATTAATCTTGGTGCCGGATCAAATGTATGTTTAGTATAAACGTAAGTATCAAACATACCTAGTAAATTTTTTACAGGTACAAATATGTGATTTAGATTATGATCTATGTACTTATCTTTGTATGCCAATATACCATGATTTTGGTATTTGTGAATATGTTTCTTTAGTTCAGTGTAATAACTTTCATTTGTACCTAAAAATAGATACTTAAACTTAACATTTTTAACTATAGGTTTATATACACTGTAATTAATAATCTTTTCAAATTGTCTACCTATGCCATTAACATATACCTCATGGTCGCATAAGTCAATTACTTTTTCTGGTTTAAAAAATTCTAGTGCTAAAGGATATTCTTTTGGGTGGTTTTCTGAATATACTGATATAAGAGGTTTCTTAAATAACAAACGTAAAGTTAATTGTGTATCTTTATCATAATCTTTGATACTCTTATATGCTAGAGTTATCATACTTCTACCCATAATTAAATTTACATCAGCTTCTTCATAATCAAAATATACATTTTTCATATGTATATATTTTTCTGTTAAAGCTTCAATGTATGTTTCCTTGGTAAATTTGTAGTGAGGTATAATTATAAGTTTTGCGTTGATACCTAGATCATTTAGATATTGTACTTGTTCAAAGCTATAATGCATTAATCCGTCACCTGGTTTACTAGTCACCACAATATTCAATCTCATCATACTCATATTTATAACACTTATAAATAATGGATATAGAATGGAGGTCTAATGACAATAAAACAAAAACATAAAGACTTAAAGACTAAAGTAATTAAAGCAGAGGCAAAAAGAGAATTGAGACGAGGTCCTACAAGTTGGTTTGACCTACGTATGTTAAAGAAACTAAAATTGCAAATGAAAGACAAATTAAGTTTATCCAAATGATTAAATTTCAATATGATTTAGAAAAGATTAAGAAGGAGTTGAAATCTTTACCAGATTATGACAAACAGTTATATCTGCAAGGTCACTCTAAAGATATGGATCCTGAAGAAGGAGCCGGTAAAGGTTATGATATAGACAGTAGCGAACACACATATACTATTCCATTATTTAATATACCCTACATCAATAGTATAATGGAAGAACATAAACTTACTAGAACAAGATTAATGAGAATGAAACCTAAAGCATGTTATCTTTGGCACAATGATTTAACAAAAAGATTACACATACCAATTGTTACAAATGATCATTGTTTTTTATTATTAGACAGTGATAGAATACACATACCAGCGACAGGCGAGGCATATGTAATAGATACTACTAAATTTCATACAGCATTAAACTGTTCAAAGGAAAATCGTATTCATATTGTTGGAGGACTACCTTACTAATGTTATATGACGCTCTTATAACTTCACTACCAGGAATGGATAAAAGTAAACCTGCACCTGGTCCTTCTTTTTTAAAAGGATATTTAGAAACACAAGGATTTAAAATCAAAGTTATAGATGGCAATCAGTTAGATACTTTAGATAATATTCATAAAGAAATTGCAAAATATGATTTCAGATGGCTAGGTATATCTGTATTCTCCTATGAACAAAAAGATGACGCCTTAAAACTAGGTGAAAGATATGAAAATGTATTATATGGTGGATCAGGTGTAGACATAGCATGGCCATCAAAATATTATATTACAGGAGAAGGAGAGTATGCCTTTGTAGAATTTTTAAATAACAATTTTGATTATCCTGGCATTAACGGAAAACAACCAAAACAAATAGAAGACATAGAGTCATTACCACCACCTGATTATTCAGACGTAATACAACAACATAACTATCGTAAATTTGTAATATCTGGTTCTAGAGGTTGTGTTAGAAATTGTACCTTTTGTGATGTTGCAAGTATATGGCCTAAATTTAGATGGAAGACAGGTAAGAAGATAGCAGACGAAATGCACCACGTATCAGAAACCACAGGTGGAAACAAAATACATTTTTCAGACTCTTTAGTTAACGGATCAATGAAACACTTTAGGGATTTGTGTGCTGAGTTAGCTACTAGACCTAAAAAGATTAAATGGGAAGGACAGTTTATCGTTAGAGCAGAAAAAACTTTTTCTCAACAAGACTTTGATAATTTACAAAACTCTGGTTGCAATGGATTAGAAATGGGTATAGAGGCAGGTAATGAAGAAGTTAGAGATCATATGAAAAAGAAGTTTACCAATGAAGACATAAAATACTTTGTAACTAATTTAGGTGAACGAAATATTACAATGAAGTTTTTACTTATCGTAGGTTATCCTACGGAAACGGAAGAAATGTTTGAAGATACTCTACAACTAATAAGAGACTATGCAAAATATTCACATTTAATAAGTATATCACACCATGTTATGATGACCTTTAAAAATACACCATTAGACTTTGAACATAGAGAGTTGTTTGATAGTGAGTTTGGTTTTAAATGGAAGAATAAAAATTCAGACTTTGATATAAGATTTCAAAGATTTATAAAAGTATATGAGTTAGGCAATGAATTGGGTTATAATTTCCAACAACATTGTATTGATAAGATAGAGAGATACAAATCCGACAAACTTAATGAAAAAAGAAAGTCTATAGGATTTGCACACCCTAAAGCAAAGAAAACTTTACACGTTCAAAGTTAAAAGCTCTTTTTTATTCCAAAGTTAAAGTTTCTACCATCTTGGTTATAACCATCTGGTCTTTCATAGTCTTCATCAAAAGCATTATTAAGTTTAGAGTATATTAAATAATCTCCAATATATTTTGAAACACCAAAGTCTACTGTTGTAACCTCTGATTTAGGAATAGTAGCATAAGTCACACTATCTACATCTAAATGTTCTCCATAATAATTTATATTAGATGTTAAATTATAACCTTTGTACTCCGTATAGATACTTGTATTATTAATCCATTTTGGTTTTCTTCGTAAAGTTGTTCCGTTACTTCCTTCAGAAACTATCCAACTTGTATTATTCTTTATGATAAAATTGTTTATATCATAAGTCAATCCCATTTCAGCACCATGACGAGTAGACGTACCACTAATATTTTTTATTGTACTGTCTTGGTAGTTTAAAAGATTTTCTATATCAATTTGAAAAATAGCTATATCAATTGATTTAAGATTAGTTTCTTTAAAATGTTTTTTATATCCTATTTCGTAAGATTTACTTTCTTCAGGTTTTGCATTTTCATTACCTGAAAATCCGTAACCACTTGTACCATACATTTCATATATTGTAGGTGCTTTATGACCTGTAGATATAGAACCTCTTATGCCGTTATGTTCAAAACCATATCTATGATTAGTAAAACTACCGAATCTTGATTGATCATCATATCTAATACCATAAGTTAAAAAGGTATCATTAATTAAATAGTCAATTGTTCCACTGTAACCATGTAAGTGACTTTTTTTATTAACACTTGGAACATAAGAACCAATGTTAGTGTTGAAATTAACATCTGTTATTTCATGGTCAAAGCCTGAAGTAAATGATAAATTGTCATTAACATATTTTGTATTGTCCACATGAAAAGTTTTTACATTACTTTCATATAAGTCAGTGTCGCCAGATTTAAGATATGATCTTTTATGATCACTATTATTAAATGTAAAGTGAGTATTTTTATCAAAGTAATTAATTTGTTGGTTTTTAAAATTCCACTCACTAGTGTAAGCTAAGTGATCAGAACCACCATTATCTAAACTAGAATCATTTTGTTTGTCTATAAAAATGGTACCTAAAGTATAACCATTATCTAAAGTAGTTTCTGTATTAAGAAAGTAACTTCTATTATCATAAGGGTCTTTTTCCGCACCTTGAGGATAGACAGAGATACCATCACTAGTCTCGTCTTCAATTCTAAAGTCTAATATAGTTTTGTGTTCTTCAAGGAATGTTCCTAATTTTATTGTTTTGTTCCATGTGTTATGAGAACCATAATCTAATGAAATTGAATTTTCATCACTAGCACAGGTTTTCATATTGATAACACCACCAATAGCTTCAGCACCATAAACTGTTCCCATAGGACCTTTTATGATTTCTATAGCACAAGTGCCTAATGTTCCGTGTTGTCCGATATCATCTGTACCACCGGTAGTTGATCTATCTTTTATTCCGATACCATTTAATGTTATTAATGTATGATCTGAATCTGTTCCTCTAGTAAATGTAGAAGACAGTTGATTTTTAGGACCTGAAGTTACAATATTAAGTGAAGTACTTTCATTTAAATTTTCAGGACTGACAACATCATACGAATATGTTTTATGTTGTAGGTCGCTGGCAGTTCTTAATCCATGAATATGGAGAGTAACGACCAAGTTGCCATCATCGTCATAGTATGATGGTTTTTCCTCATGTGCTAACGCAACGGTAGAGAAAAGAAGTATTGATAATAATATTTTATACATAGTTTTCCAATTATTACACATATTAAAGTTGAAACCAGTAAATTAAAATCAAATGGTATCGCCATAATATACGTTGTTAATAAATCGCCACCTGATTTATACCAGACAGCATAGTTAATAAGAACATGCCATGTCATTACACCTACAAAAGTAGCATAGATTTCATTTTTAATAAATTTACTCGCAAGAACGAATAAGCACATACACCCATAAACAGGTATCATTAAAGAATGAAAGCCGATGAAAATATCTTTTATTAACAGAAAAGTCATTGGTAAAAGATATTGTATATAACGATTATTTGTAAGACTAGGTAATAATATAGCAATAGCAAATAAAGGTGTCACATTCATATTGTATCTATTTATACATCATTTTTAATTAAAAGGCAACCTTGAGGTCATATAAATAACTGTATGGCTGGAATAGCAAACTTAACGATAGACCAAGGGTCTAATTTTACATACGATTTAGAAGTCACTAATTCCGATGGTACAGATTTTGATCTTACTGGATTTACGATGGTTGCTAAAATGTCTAAAGGTTATTCCTCTACATATCCTAGAACAGTTTTTACATGTACAGTATCACAACCAACCGAGGGTGTCGTTACTATAAGTTTAACTGCTGATCAAACGAAATCTTTAAAGGCAGGTCGTCACGTATTTGACGTAGTTGCTACTCATTCCGATAGTACTGTAACTCGTTTACTAGAGGGAATTGTTATCGTAACTCCCTCTGTAGTTGTTGCTTTTTAAGATTTATTATATTCAAACGTTGCTTTGTTATCGCCTTTTTGTGCTAGGCCAAAACCAGCTTTAGTCATAAATTGCATTAACGCATTCCAATTTAAACCAGATATATCGTCAAAAACCCAAATTGTTTGATCGGCTTTTCTTTCATTGAAGAAAGCAGCTTCTTTTATTACACTAGCAGTATCGTGAGGACCATCAAAGTGTATCATTTCATATTTTTCTAACATGATTTTATTTTCTTCGTAGATAGGAAAACCATCTTTAAATCTATTCATAAACTCTGTATCTTCTAAATTAACTAAATGAAACTCTGGATAATATTGAGCAAAGTTACCTAGTGTTCTTTGTCTCATTTTATTATCATAGTTGAATTTTCTGGCTAACACACTATCAGAAGCTGCATAGTCAATATTACCATATGGATCTACACCTAAATGATTAGCTCTAACAGTTGGGTGATAATGTCTGTATGCGTCCATAATAGTTTTACTTCCTAAACCTAATCTAACACCAATCTCCATACTTACACCTATAGGATTTTTTAACATTTTTACGGCTGTAGCTAAACTTCCATACTCTATACTATCGCCAGTGAAAATATCTCCTTCATTTACTTCTAATGAATACTTTCCAGTTACAGGATCAATACCTGGTGATGTTCTAACAACATCTTTAGCAGTTTTATCAAAAGGTTCTTCAGCTGTCATAGTAGCGCTTGTTGTTGGTGCCTGATCTATAGCAAACATATCAACAGCTTTATTAATTTGACCTACCTTGAAAGTACTATCACCTGTATGATCACAACGTATTGTTGTATCTGCCCATAATTCAAAACCTAGATTGCCTGCTTTTCTACAGAAATCAACATCTTCGGATATTGTATTAGCATGATTAAGTGCTGAGTGATAAGTGAATTGAGGATAACCTACATCTTTTAAAACTTTTCCTTTTATAAGAACACAACCTAAACCACAAGCTGCAATTTGCATAAGCGGAGTATCTTTACATTCTTCAAATTTTATACGTTCATTTCCACCACCCTCTGGTCTTTTTTTATAAATTTCTAAATGATGAGTGCCTTGTATTCTTTGAATATAAAGACCTGATACCATATCTTTGTCATGTTTGATCATTTTCTCTAACGTATCTGAAGCAAAAGATATATCACTATCTACAGAAAACAAATAATCATAATGTTGACCCCATTCAGCAATTAAGTTTCTTATTTGATCTACTTGATAACCAAAAAAGAATTGAAATTCAGTTTTATATCCTTCTGGTACTTTTAAATCATAAATTGCTTTGAACGTTGATGGTTCAATAAACTTGTTTGTTGGTATTGCTATCAGTATTTTTTTCATTGTGTTATTATCCTATTTGCGTTTTTTGTTTGTTCGTTAGAGTTAATTTTATAGTCGTTTAGTGGATTTATATCGTTATAGTTATACACTACATCTGATACTACTTTTACCTTGTCGGGATCACACTGCTCAATGAGTGTATAAAATATAGAACCATCGCCACCAGCTTTGTACCACTTTTTGTTTTCGTCTTGGAAGTTACTATCATCTACGCCATCTAAAAGATTTGCTTTGAAAGTTCTTAAATGTGTGTATGGCATATTCCAATTAAATTTGTATTCTCTGTATTTCTTTTGTTTTTTTATTTCATCTGGATAAGGTTGTGCTACTAAAGGTATTTTATCTACCATAGACCAACATGACCCATAAGAAAATTCTGTAGTGCCGTCATAAAGATTATTATAAAAATGAAGTATCTGATTGTTATTAACTAGAGAGTCATCGCCATCTAGGAACATTACTATATCATCTTTATCACAATATTTCTTTATAGATTCTATTTGATTACAAACAGCACCTTTGTTTACTTCATTTCTAATTACTTTAATATTTTCACTTTCATATTGTTTTGCAATTGAATATGTATTATCAGTGGAACAATCATCAATTACTATCATTAAGTAGTTATCATAATCTTGTGTTACAACTGATTTAATACAGTTCTCTATATAGTTAGCCGAATTATAAGTCGGTGAGATTATAACTATTCTTTGTTCTTTTTTTCTAGGTAAATAATTTTCTTCTTCATTTGTAAATCTTCTACCAAATACCGTTCTATGTCTGGAGTTTATATAACTTACCTTTCTATATTCTTCTTTAGATAAGTAATCTCCTAATTTATAAAGTATATGTTGTTTCCATTGTAAAGCTACTGAATCCCAACCAACAATACCTTTTATAAGATTACAAGCATATTGTTTTTGTTGATGTAAATATCTATTATGATGAGACATCAAAACTGCATTGACAAATTTTTCTACTTGATGTGGTTGATTAATAAATTGAAATAAATTGTTTGGTTCAATTGCATAATCTATAAGATAACAAGCTTCTTGTACTGCTGTTTCTTCTAAAGCACCAAAACGTGTGGCGATTACAGGAGTATTATATGCTAATGCTTCTAAAGTTGATATGCCAAATGTTTCAGGAAAGGCACCTGGAAATAATTTAAAACTTGCTCTTTCTAGTATATCTGCTATTTCAGATTGTTTTATAACACCTGTAAATTCTATACCTAAATTTTTATTTTTAGGATCATTGGACATTTTAGTCCATTCTTGTCCTTGAGCGTCTAACTCTTGTCCTGGAAAAACATAAAATCCACCAATACATATTAATTTTGCCTCTGGTATCTTTGCCTTAATTTTTGGCCATATATGTTCTACTAAAGGTTTCATACCTTTTGTAAAAGCTGCATTAAAAACGTATAGATGAGGATCTTTTTTTCTTATATCAATATCTTCTTTATATGTTACTATACCATTTCTAGTTTGAAAGAATTTCTTTTTTAAAACTTCAAAATTTCTTCTTCTACCATGATCACAGTTAGTTACATAAGTTGAGTGAAAATCAGATAGAGTAAATACTTCATCTATATGTCCACCTACAAGCAAGTCTTCTAAATAAATATCTCCGTTTGCAAACGTATCGTGCATCCATACTATTTTATGTTTTGCATAATTTTTTATTGCAGAATATCTTTGAGGATTGTATTGAGCAAACTGACTATACATGTTAGGTGTTAAGAAAGGAATTATTGTTCTTAATGATATCACAACATCAAATCTAAAATCACTCTTATAATCAAGTATAGAGTTGTCTAGATATTGAACACCATCATAGTTCCCTTCTTTTGCAAGATTAGGATCTTTTGAACAGTTATTGAAGATTGTTACCTCAAATCCTAGTTTGGCAAGGTTTTTAGCCATTAATATTGTCGCTGATTCTGATCCACCGAGACCTCTTTTCTTTAAAGTATCTCCATCGTATGGTAACCCTATTATATCTAAAAACGCTATGGTTGTCATATTATTAGTATCAATTTAATTTTTAATTCACTACAGTTTATTTATAAATATACAGTAACACAAAAACAAATAAATGTCAATGCTTGGACATATATGAGGGGAAATAGTATCGCACAATGCCAGTAATTAAGAGTCCATCGGTCCGAGTAGGTCTAGGACGTATAGGTTATTCAGGTTCCGCTGGAGCCGCAGGTTTCACTGGTTCTGCTGGTGCTACAGGCGCTGCCGGTCCTGGTGGAGGTTATGCAGGTTCTCAAGGTTATACAGGTTCAGGTGGTTTAGGTTACACAGGTTCACAAGGTGCAGGTTTCACAGGTAGTCAAGGTACAGCAGGTACTTTAGGTTACACAGGTTCACAAGGAACAGGTTTCACAGGTTCAGCTGGTACAGTAGGATTTTCAGGTTCAGCAGGCTCTGTAGGTTATTCAGGATCAGCAGGTTCAACCGGTGGTTTAGGATATTCAGGATCAAAAGGAGATACAGGCACAGCAGGTGCATTAGGTTATTCAGGTTCACAAGGCTCATTAGGATATTCAGGATCAAAAGGAGATACAGGTACATCGGGTACAGTAGGATTTTCAGGTTCACGAGGTACAGCAGGTGCATTAGGTTATTCAGGATCAGCAGGTAGTCAAGGTGTCATTGGTTATTCAGGATCAGCAGGTGCTGATGGTAACGATGGTTCAGACGGCTCTGTAGGTTTCACAGGTTCAACAGGTGCAGGTTATTCAGGATCAAAAGGAGATACAGGTGCTCAAGGGCCAGGTGGTGGTTATTCAGGATCAGCAGGTGCTTTAGGATATTCAGGATCAAAAGGTGATACAGGCACAGCAGGTGCATTAGGTTATTCAGGATCAAAAGGTACAGCAGGATTTTCAGGTTCACAAGGCTCATTAGGATATTCAGGATCAAAAGGTGATCAAGGTACAGTAGGATTTTCAGGTTCAGCAGGTGCTGACGGATCAGACGGTTCAGATGGTTCAATAGGTTACACAGGTTCGGTAGGAACAGGTTTCGCTGGTTCAGTTGGTACTGTTGGTTTCACTGGTTCGGCAGGATCAGGTTCAGATTCTCCATTTGTATTTACAACTTCAGGAGATTATAGAACACTTACAGGATATTTGGAAAGTGGTCAAACAAAAACAGTTAGAACGGCAGAGTTTTCATCTGACTTATTAAGATTAACTTTAGCAACATTTACTCCTACTTTTTCTTCATCACCTAGTCCATCAAGTTATCTAGATTGGGATAGAGCAGCAACAGGATTTTCTGTATCAATAAATAACCCTAGCGATATTACAAATGATTATATAAGTTCAGTTTACTCTATCACTCAATCAAGTGGAAGTGTTAACGGTACTTTAAGTAATTATTCAGCAGGTAGTTATTCACAAACACCAGCAGGAGGTGTAGATTGGTCACAAAGTTTTACAACAAACAATTCTACTTCATATATCAGATCAACATCTACTAGTCGTAGTGGTGGCTCAGCAAGTGCTGTAGTTAGATTCAATCGTAACAATGGTACAGAATCAGAATATACAGATTCAACTACAAACATGTCTTTGAGTTGGGCAACTGCCTCTCATAGTTTATCTAAATCAAATGTTAGTGGTAAAACTTTTTTAAAAACTTACACTAGTACATCGTACAACACAAGTGTAAATAATATTAATTCTTCAAGTAACACTTCACATGCTCTTACAGCAAGTGGTGGTTCTTTAAGTACGACTTCAGGAAGCGGGTCTGTAAGTGGAACATTTACCTTTACATCACCTATACACAAAGATAATACAAGCGATACAAGAACGGTCAGTAACACTACAACGTTTACTAGACCAGTCAATGTAACAGGTACCTCATATACGGTAGATCAGTCTACAACAACAAGCAACGTATCTGCTTCATTTTCATATCCGTCTTTCTGGACTTGGACAACAGCTGTAGGTTCTCCTCCAACTATTGCCGATATAATAAATGATTCTCAATCTACAGGTTTTGAATCAGCAGTGAATCAATTAGGTGATCAAACTAAAAACTTTAGTGTTCAATCAGTTAATAATTCAGATTCTAATCCTAGAGCATTTTGGTTTGCTGTTAGGAATTCTGCAAGTCAACCAACAACATTTAAAACAGGTGCTAGTGCAGGTTTATTAAGTGATGTTTCTACTACAGATGGTGGAACAATTTCTTTAATTCCTGATTCACCACCTTCTGGTTTAACTTCCGAAAGTTATCATATTTACGGATTTACTTTACAACCAGGAACAACATATGTGGAGATAAGTTAATAGATGGCTACTAACTACGATGGATTAACCCGAAACGTCTGGCCAGGTACTTGGAGTACCGGCACTAATGCGCCTATCGTATTAGACACAGAGGTAAGAGGAACACTTCAAAGTATATCTGGTGCTTCTGGCGATCAGTTACATGATATTCCAGGTGCTAGAATCCAGGAGGGTATGTTAGTATATGTTAAAAACGGATATACTAATGGCTCTACAACATATACAGCTGACAAATATTATACTTACAAACTTCAAGGTTCAGAGACTCGTAGTAGTATTACAGGTGCTGTACCAAACGCCGATGCCAACTGGACTTTATTCAGTGTTGGTGGTGGAATAGGTTACACTGGTTCTGCCGGTGCAATTGGTTTTACAGGTTCAGCAGGTGCATTAGGTTATTCAGGTTCAAAAGGAGATTTAGGATATTCAGGTTCAGCAGGTGCAGGTTATTCAGGTTCAAAAGGAGATACAGGAACAGCAGGCGCTTTAGGATATTCAGGATCAAAAGGTGATACAGGTACAGCAGGAGCTTTAGGTTATTCAGGTTCAAAAGGAGATTTAGGATATTCAGGTTCAGTAGGTGCTGACGGTTCAGATGGATCAGACGGCGCTATAGGTTATTCAGGTTCAAAAGGAGATTTAGGATATTCAGGTTCAAAAGGTGATCAAGGTGTAATAGGTTATTCAGGTTCAAAAGGCGATCAAGGTGTAATAGGTTATTCAGGTTCAAAAGGTGATCAAGGTGTAATAGGTTATGTAGGATCAGAAGGAGTTGGATATACAGGTTCACAAGGTACACAAGGTACTGTAGGTTACGTAGGATCAGAGGGAAATTTAGATGTAACAGTAAACTCAACACCACCGGTTGGTGCTGGTATTGGTGACGTTTGGATTGATGACGCAACAGGAATTCAATATTTCTGGATGTATGATGGTAACAGTAATCAATGGGTAGAATTAAGTAACCAAGGTGTAGTAGGATTTACAGGTTCACAAGGAACAGTAGGAGCTATTAATGATTTATCAGACGTAACAGTTACATCTCCAAGTAGAGGTCAAACTTTAGTTTATGAAACTGCCGGTTGGATACAAAGTGTGACGCCTATATCGCAATTTGTAGTAACTGCTAACGGTTCTAGTGCATATAGATTTAATGGTGCAGGTTTTCCAGCAGGTACTAGTGGTGACAACCCTACAATATTTTTAAAAAAAGGGCAGACATATTACTTTAGAAATACAAGTAGTGGTCACCCTTTTGAAATACGATCAAGTGCTGGTGGTAGTGCGTATACAACAGGTGTTACAGATAATAACGCTTCAGGTCCTTCAGGAATAATTGTTTTTCATGTTCCTATGAACTCGCCTGCGACACTATACTATCAATGTTCATCGCATAGTTCAATGTTAGGAACAATTACGATTGTATAAGAAAAAAAAATTTGAAACGCTTGATTTAATGTGATTAATGAGAGTGTATATATTATAAATAGATACAGAAAAGATAGTTTCTTTTCTTGCAAGAGAAAAAAAAATGAGAGAAAGTGAAATAAGTTAAATTTAACAATAATTAGGAGACAAACAACATGGCAATAAACTTTCCATCGTCCCCCTCATTAAACGATCTATACACACTTGGCACACGTCAGTGGAAA